TCAACGAGAACGCCGCTGTGATGAGCCCCCGTTATGCCACCGTCAACCCCGCCGCTAACGCTGGTTTGGTCGAAGGCATGAAGGGTTTGTTCAACCCCACCGACACCATCAGCCGCCAATTCAAGAACGGCATGATGGGCATGGGCGTGTTGGGCTTTGACGAGATCAACATGTCTCAGTCGATCAAGCAGCACACCACTGGCACTCGCGTTGCTACCGGCACCGTCACTGCTGCCGCCGTGACCGCTGAAGGCTCTGCGACGCTGACGCTGACTGTTGGCACTGGTGAAACCATCGCTGTTGGCGACGTGTTCACGATTGCTGATTGCTTTGCTGTGAACCCACAGACCCGTGAGTCCACCGGCTCGCTGTTCCAGTTCGTGGCTTTGGCATCAACGACTGCCACCACCACTGCTACCGTGACCGTGGCGCCGATGTACTCGGCCAACCATGCTTTGGCCACCATGCTGACTTTGCCTGGTAACGCTAAGGCTGTGGTGTTTGTGGGTGCTGCTTCAACTCAGTACCCCCAAAACTTGGTCTACCACAAGGACGCCATCACGTTCGCCACCGCTGACTTGTTGCTGCCCCAGGGCGTAGACATGGCTGCGCGTGCTGTTCACAATGGCATCAGCTTGCGTGTGGTTCGCCAGTACGACATCAACAACGATCGTATGCCTTGCCGTATCGACGTGTTGTATGGCTTCTCCACCATTCGTCCTCAGATGGCTTGCCGCATTTGGGGTTGATCTGAAACGGGGCTTTGGCCCCTTTCTTCGTAACATCTTTTTGAAGGAAATTTATCATGGCTTTACCTAATGGCGCAGGTGGTTATCAAGTCGGTGCTGGCAACCGTCAAGAAACCCTTATGAGTGCAATGGCTGCACCGCAAACCGCAACTACAACCGCAACTTTGACTGCTGCTCAAGTGGTCAACCAGATGCTGGTTGCAAACCCCGGTTCTGGTGCTCCCGCCGTCTACACTTTGCCCACCGCAGCGTTGATCGACGCCGCCGTGCCCAACGCCACCGTTGGCAGCACGTTTGATCTGTCGCTGGTTAACATCGGCACCAGTTCGGGCACCGCAGCACTGGCAACCGCTACAGGCATCACCGACGGCGGCAACGCTTTCGTTGCGCTGGCGATCACAACTAGCGCAATGTTCCGGTTCCGTAAAACCGGCGACGCTGCGTACACTGTGTACAAAATGGCCTAAACCTAATGGGGGCGTTTGCCCCCATTTCTCCCTTTTGGAACTGATAAAGGAATTTAATCATGGCAAATAACAAACCCATTGGCGTTGCATACGCCGACCCCCAACTGGATTCGTTCCAAGTTGGCGCAGCTAACGAGCCAATTGAGATCACTTCTGCTGGCGTCCTCAACGGCGCGTACGCCACCACTTCGGCGCCGTCGGGCGACACTCGCCTAAACTTTAACCGGCTGACCTTTACTTCGACTGGTTCTGGTGAAACTGCTCGTTTCTTGACCCGCGTAACTGGCGCAAACGCTGCCACTGCCGGCACCATCAACGGTGCGCACATCAGCACTTCGGTCAACACTGGCGGCACCATCAGCGGCGCGGCCAACGCCATTCGTGCAACTATTGGTGGCACGTCTACCAACCCCGGCGGCACTTTGGCGGCTTTGCAACTGGACTCTGACTTTGCATCTGGCGGCACTTGGAGCAATGCATCCTTCCTGCGCGTGACCAACTCGGGCACGGGCGAGGTGGGTAACTTTGCTCTGATGCCTGCGGTCAGTGCAACTGGCGTGTTCCGCGCTAAGGTGGGGTCGCCCGTGGTCAGCCATACCATCCCCGTGGTTAGCGGCGGCACGACTTACTACATCATGGTCAGCTCGATTGCCTGATGGTAATTACCAAAGAGTTTCTCATTGGGGAAATTCAATCGCTTGAGCAAGAGATTGGAAAGGCGCAAACCTTTCTGACTCAAGCTCAAGCGGTTTTAAACGCCTATCAAATGCTTGCTCGTAGATTGGATGAGCCAGAACCAACACCCACGGAAGAATAATGCCTATCATTTACATGTCTCACCCCGTCCACGGCGCAAAGATTGCGTCGATGGAACTTGAAGCCGAGAACGATGAAAGAAATGGCTGGACACGATATACTCTTGACACGCCTGATGTAGTTGAAGAGGCGGCTCCACAGGAAGTAAAACGTAGACGTGGCCGCCCGGCTGTTGAGGCGGTCGAACAAGGAGCGTAAAGATGGCCACCTACTCTGCTGCCGATCAGATCAACCGGGCGCTGCGGCTGCTGGGTGTGCTGGCCGAAGGTGAAACCCCTTCTGCGTCAGTGTCTCAAGACGCCTTGATGGCGCTCAACCAGATGATCGACTCTTGGAATACCGAGCGTCTATCTGTCTTCTGCACCATCGACCAGATCGTCAATTGGCCGGTTGGCTCCATTGAAGAAACCCTTGGCCCTACCGGCTCCTTAGTGCGCCTAAACGGCACTGCCGTGCGGCCTGTTTTGGTGGACGACGCCACCTACTTCAAAGACCCCGGCACTGGGGTGTCGTATGGCCTCAAGTTGATCAACCAGCAGCAGTACAACGGCATTGCGGTCAAGACCGTAACCTCGACCTTTCCCCAGGTGATGTTCGTCAACATGACCTACCCAGACGTTACGATTAACATCTACCCGCGCCCTACGCGCCTGCTGGAGTTCCACTTCGTCAGCGTGCAAGAGTTAAGTCAGCCTGCCAATTTGGCCACCAACATTTTGTTCCCTCCTGGGTATCTACGGGCTTTTGCGTACAACCTGGCCATGGAATTTGCGCCTGAGTTTGGCGTCGAGCCCAGCCCCCAGGTGCAGCGCATCGCCATGACATCCAAGCGCAACTTGAAGCGCATCAACAACCCTGATGACATCATGTCAATGCCGTATTCGCTGATCGCCACCCGTCAACGTTTTAACATTTACGCAGGAAACTACTAACATGGCCACCATTGCAATTACCTCCCTTCCCGTAGCAACTGCTGCCGCTACTACTGATGTCTTGCCAATTGTGCAGTCAGGCACAACCAAGCAAGTCACCAATGCATTGCTGTTTACCAATGCAACAATGGTTGCGCCTGCGCTAGGTACGGTTGCCAGCGGCAACATCAGCGCGTGTACAAGCACAAGCATGACGTTGGTGACTCCAATTCTTGGCACGCCAACGTCAGGAACTCTTACATCCTGCACAGGGTTGCCGCTAACAACGGGCGTAACTGGTGCTTTGCCCGTTGCAAATGGTGGTACTGGTGCATCAGCCGCAGTTCAATCATTGAGCGGCGCTGGCGCGGTAAATATCACAAGTCTCGCCACTGCTTTTACTTCAACAGGTACTGGCAATGCGTTGACGCTTGCGGACGGCGCGCAAGGGCAACTTAAAACAATTATTTATGTTGCGGAAGCAGCGGGCGGTGATACTGGTATTTTGACCCCTACCAACCTTGGCAGCGGAACCACAATCACTTTTAACGCTGTTGGAGATTCAGTAACTCTTCAGTTTGCTGGTACTGATTGGTGGGTTGTTGGATTTCGTGGTGCTGTAGTAGCGTAATGAAAACGCCCATTCTTGGATCAACCTATGTGACTCGCAGCGTCAACGCTGCGGATGCCCGCATGGTCAATCTGTTTCCAGAAGTTATTCCCGAGGGCGGTAAAGAGCCGGCATTCTTGCAGCGCTGCCCTGGGCTGGCGCTTTTGTCAACGGTGGGCACTGGCCCGGTTCGTGGTCTGTGGGCGTTTTCACCCAACGATGGCGTGGGTTTTGTGGTATCAGGCACGCAGCTTTACAAGATCAACAACGCTTACGCGGCCACGCTGATCGGCACCGTGGCGGGCACTGGGCCGGTCAGCATGGCCGACAACGGCACGCAATTGTTCATTGCAGCCAACGGCCCCAGTTACATCTACAACAACACCACCAACGCCTTTGGCCAGATTACTGACCCTGACTTCCCTGGCGCGGTAACTGTCTGTTATCTGGACGGCTATTTCGTGTTCAACGAACCCAGTAGCCAAAAGATGTGGGTCACAACCCTTTTGGACGGCACGTCCATTGACCCGCTTGAGTTTGCAAGCACCGAAGGGTCGCCTGATGGCCTGCTGGCCGTGGTATCCAATTTCCGCGAGGTTTGGGCATTTGGCACAAACTCCATTGAGGTCTGGTACGACTCAGGCGCCACAGATTTCCCCCTGCAACGCATTCAAGGCGCGTTCAACGAACTTGGTTGCGCCGCCCCTTACTCCATTGCCAAGATGGACAACGGTTTGTTCTGGCTGGGCCGGGATCGCCGAGGGCAAGGCATCGTCTACCGGGCTAACGGGTACCAAGGCCAACGCATCTCAACCCATGCGGTTGAGTGGCAAATCCAGCAATACACCGACATGTCGGACGCCATTGCGTACACTTATCAACAGGATGGCCACAGCTTTTACGTGCTGATCTTTCCCACGGCCAACACCACTTGGGTGTACGACGCGGCCACCCAAGCCTGGCATGAGCGGGCTGGCTTTGCTGACGGCGCGTTTACCCGACACCGTAGCAATTGCCAGATGGCGTTTAACAACAAGATCGTTGTTGGTGACTTTCAAAACGGCAACATCTACGCCTTTGACCTTGACGTGTACGCCGACAATGGCCAGATTCAAAAATGGTTGCGCACCTGGCGGGCGCTGCCAACGGGTCAAAACAACTTGAAGCGCACGGCCCATCACAGTCTGCAATTGGATTGCGAAACGGGCGTTGGTTTAAATCTATATCCCGGATACGCCAGCGAAAATATAGACACGGAGTCGGGGTTAAATCTTGTGGCTCAATACGTGCAAACATATTTAGCCACTCAATCAGGCGTTACATTGACCACTGAAGCAGGGGATAATTTTCAACCACTTGGGCAATACGAACTATCAGATACTGACATTACGGGCTATGAAATTGTTACTAATTCATACCCCGCCGCACCAGGCTACGAGCCCGAAGCCATGCTGCGTTGGTCAGATGACGGTGGCCACACTTGGTCAAATGAGCATTGGTCGCCGCTTGGCAGGATTGGCGCATATGGCCACAGGACGTTTTGGCGGCGGCTGGGCATGACGCTCAAGCTGCGAGACCGCGTCTATGAGCTGTCCATGACTGACCCGGTCAAAGTGGCCATCATGGGGGCCGAGTTAATCATTAGCCCGACCAATGCCTAGCCCAAACGCAACGCCTACGCCCATTACACCCCCCAGGGTGCCGTTGATCGACCCACGCACCGGGTTGATTGACCGAGCGTGGTATTTGTTTTTCTTGTCGCTCAACGACGTTGCCACGGGGGTTATTGACGATTCTGGACTTACGTTTAGCGCCGAGTCGGTAATTGCGTCCTATGACGCCGCGCTTCGTGCGGTCAATCAAGAATTGCAAACGCTGCCGCCAGTTGTTACCTTACCAATTCCTGACATATTGACCGACTGCTGTTCTGCCTTGGTGTCCCAGATAGCTGAGATGCAAAAGCAGATTGAAGGGTTGCAATCGCAACCCATTCTTGACATTGGCGCAGTCAACGCATCTATTGCGGCGCTGTCAACCGTGCCGGTAACTGTAACGGCAGACTTTACAGTGGGCACCAGCAATTGGTACATCAACAATAAGTCAGGCTCGACCTGTACAGTCACTTTGCCAACTGCGTCCGCATTTCCTGGTGGGTATTTGACCTTCCAAAACTATCAAGCCCAGACGCTGGTGTCAGCGTCGAGCAATGTCGTCCCCCAAGCCGGTGGGGCGGCGGGCACCGCAATCCTCTTGGCAGTTGCAGGCAATTGGGCGACAATGGTGTCTGACGGCACCAATTGGGTCATCATGCAAGCTGCCGCTAACAATTGCCTTTTACTGGAGTAACCCATGACAGTCACCGTCAAAGTCCTTGTTCCTGCCAAAAACGTCGAGGCCACCCAGACCACCCAGTACACGGCTACTGGCGTCACGACCATCATCGACAAATTTACTGCAACCAACTACACCGCAACCGCTGCAACGATCAGCGTCAACTTGGTCACGGTGTCTGGGTCTGCGGGCAATTCCAACTTGATCACCAAGACCAAGACGCTCCAAGCGTCTGAGGTCTATACTTTCCCCGAACTGGTGGGCCAGGTGCTGGGTGTGGGCGACTTCATCAGCACTATTGCAGGCACTGCCACAGCTATCAACATGCGCGTCAGTGGCCGTGAGGTGACTTAATGCGTATAACGTACGGCAAAGGGTTTGAGATTGAGCAACCCATTTCAATGCTGGACAGGGTGAAATCCTTGCAGGCTGAAGTGTCAAAGTTGCCGCAATACGAACCCGAGACAAAACACTACTTTCATGGCGGTATGTATTGCCGTGAAGTGTTTCGTCATGCCAACGTATTGGTTGTTGGCGCGGTTCACAAAAAAGAGCATTTTTATTTGATTGTGTCGGGAACAGTGGCGATCACTACTGATGACGGCGTTCAAGAAGTCACTGGGCCGCATTTGTTTTCAAGCAAACCGGGCACCAAGCGCGCCGTCTATGCGGTGACTGATGCGCTGTGCATGACTTTCCACGCTATTGAAGCAAAATCCGTTGAAGAAGCTGAAGTCGAACTGGTTGAGGCTGAGCTTGACAACATGTATAGTCCCGGTAATTTAGTTAAAAATCAAACACAAGAGGTGTTGCCATGACATTTTGGGTCGCTGGTGCCGTTGTCGGCAGTGCATTAATTGGAGCTAGTACATCCCGTAGCGCGGCAAGTCAACAATCAGACGCTGCATCACGCGCCGCTGACTTGCAACGCCAACAGTTTAGCGAACAGGCTTTGCTACAAGAGCCGTTTCGCCAAGTTGGCATTCGTGCGCTGCCTCAGCTTGAAGCACAACGCAACATGATGCCGGGGGCGTTTACTGGCAAGGTCGATCCTC